TTGAGTCCCTGCTACCATCATTCTTCTAGGTTTTGCACCTGAAGCTGATGCACCAGCTGATGTTGCTGTCAAACCGTTAACAAGTGCCTTACCAGTAGTTCCCTTAGGAAGAAGGTTAGACACATAAACAGTGAACCTGTCTAGCATACCAACTTTACCTGTTCTGATGGTGCTAGCTGCATCACCAGTAAAGTAAGCTTGTGCAATATCAGTCTGCATAAGAAGATGACGATCTTGTGGACTCATAATTAACCAACGACCATCCTCTGGAACACTCTGCTCATCAAGAGCAGCAGACATTTTAAGGATAGTGTTTAGCACATTTTTTGGAGTCGCCTGATCAATCGGAGCACTATCTGATCCTAAGTTATAAGCTCCAGATTTTGCACCTGCAGTAGTACCTTTATTGGCTGTTGCTGCGCCTTCGGTTACAAAGTACTGAAAAAATACTTCGTTTTCGATTGCAATTTTAAGTTGCTTTGCAGCATCCTCAGTAAACATGTTCATAAGATCCATGTCGGCTTGATAAGCAAGCACATCATTTACCTGAACACTAAAGTATTTACCTTTATTGATCTGCATATCAACGGTAATAGGTGTTGGAACTTCATCACTTAGTGTCATACCAGCACCAGTATAATCATTAATAGTGATTGATGGAGCAGTACGAATTGTGATTGTGTCTCCCTGATTTTGAATTTCGCCTTCCCAATCAGTGTTAGCGATTTCAGTCATCATGGTGTTCGCATAAAATTTTGCATTCAGCTTCTGCGACCAAAGCTGAGGAATAAATGTCGAGGAATACGACGGGTTTGTGTCGAATGCGCCGGAGCCTACGACGGGAAATACAGCAGCCATTTTGGGCCTCCTTTAAAAGTTAGTGTTAAGACGGCTGCTTTCCAGTTGACGTGTTAAGATGGGATCTTAACTCGATTTTCCATATATGCAGCAGTCAGTTCCGCTTCAAGTTTTGCCGCTTCTTCATACTTTCCTCTTGTATTTAACGTCCGAACTTTTGACCAAGCACTATCCATATCTCTTGCAGAATAGATTTTGCCAGTTGGAGTTACGGGCGATTTTACAGAGTTAGCACTCCGATTTGGCGCGACCTGCTTTTCAAGTTCTTGTTTAGCTACAGGTTTTTCAGGTTCATTTAATGCTTCAGGTAATGATGCTTTCCAAAGCTTTACGTAGTCTGCTATAGCTTCTGCATCGCCTTTATTAAATGCTTCCTGAGCTTGAACTCTTCGCGGGGCTCGTAACATAGGGTCATGTTCATTTAACCACGCTATCCAACGTTCATCATTGTCGACCTCAGCAAAATCAGGAACTAAATTCATTAGCCTCTGACTAAATTGAGTTTCTCCAACTTTGTTACCAGTTTCTGCAATTTTTTCTTGCAGAGCTTTGATAACTGCATTTTGTTGTTCTAGCTTTTCCTCATAATCCTGAGCAACTTCTTGAGCAACTTTACGTTGGACGTTCAACAAATCTTCACCAAACTCTTCTCGATCTGCATCAGTCACTAAACTGACTTTCTCCTTCGGCTTTGTCGGCTCTTCTTTTTTTGCAGTCATTTCCTTTTGGAAAGAATCTAATTGTTCTGTTAGCTGCTTAACTTGTTGGTGCAGCCGAGGAACTTCGACATCGTACTTACCCTTAAGGGTACTGTACTTCTGCTTAAAATCGACCTCTACGTCCGTCGGTGACGTGTCAGCTGGCTTTACTTCCTCAGGTTCAGCTTGTTTAACCTCTGTTTCTGTCTCAGATTTTGTCTCAGTATCCGGTTTGATCTCTTCTTCAGAAGTAGTTTCTTCTGTTTTAGAGTCAGATTGGGCTTGTAACGCTTTCTCAAGCTCTTCAACTTCGTTTAATTGTTTCTGTACCTGTCTTGGTAACGCCATATTTTTCTCCTTAAAGCTCCAACTCTGTTTCGTAGCGCCCGAAGGTAAGCTACTCCCGTCTTTGGTCTGCTTCGTCGTGCTCTTACGAGCGGTTTGCTACTTTAGGCGAATCGTCAATTGCCTTCAGTAAATCTTTAAATGCTTCGCAACGACCTTGCAGACGGTGGATTGTGGCCATATCATCTGCTTGTAGTAGCCGCGAAACGGCTTTTTCAGTTTGCTCCTCAAGCAGTGCTATCAGAGCGTTATTGCCTGTTTCTTTTATTCTTAGCAGCGCATTTATTTGCTGCTTGTCACAAAGATTCAAGTCAATCATGGGGCAAGAATACTAAATATGTTATATCGTGTCAACAGGTTGTGTATTTAGCTCTTTTGCTTTCTTTAAGGCATTTTCTGCGAGCATTCCATAAAATGCAGCAGCTCTACCTTCAGAAACATGAGCTATGCCCTTTATTTCTTCTAACGCTTCTTCGTAAATTTTAATTATTTCTTCGGTGCTACTGTCCATTTGGCCTAGGACTAACTAAATTTTCTTGGCGCCCCCCTTGAGGTGTACCGTCTTCTTGTAAATTTTCTTGAGCTGCTTGAGCTTGCATTTGTTGCAACATCATAGCTTGTTGCTGAGCCATCTCTTGTTGTTTTTGTACGTCTTCACGAGATGGAACCAGACGATCAACATTTGTATTAAGATTACCCGCCATATCACGCATAAGCTCTGCAGTACCCGGAAGCCCAACAATCTGTTGTGCGATTGGACTTTCCAGTACAAGACGCAAGAACTCGTTTTTGCGTACAGCTTCTGTTTCTTTAACCACCAGAGACATAGCGCCCCGCGCTAGTATCTGTACGTCACCGATAAGATCAGGATCGTCAGCATATCTGAGGTTTCTTTGGTATTGTCGCTCGAGCATTGGACGTAAAACGTCAAAATCAATATTACTTATAACCTGCTTGATAGATTTCCCTGCATTGCTCATAAGCATTGACAGACCAGACGAAGTTCGTCCTGCACCCGGCACATGGGAGCCTGTCATATATTTGGGTATACCAGACACCTCATCAGCTAAATTCATAAACTTATCGAACACTCCTAAGAGCTCTGCAGCATTAGAATTTGGCTGAAAAAATGTCATTGGGGGCGAGGAATCGTTGTAATCAGAAGCTTGAAACTGCCAGATTTTCCAAGGGTGCATCTGTGTGATGTCCTCGCCCGGAGGGAGACGACTGATATTTACACCAACTTGAGGGCCGGAAGATATACCCATGTTATTTGCAAGCATTACACATATTCTGAGCATCCATACACAAATCGGAGACTCCGTTACCGTCTAGGCGACCTGGAACTTTCTCGAACGAGGTAACGTAGTAAGGTTTACGACCAAGAGGGTCATAATTCAGAACAGCACGAATGACAGTGTTATTAACCATCCATACTTCACAAGGATAAGATTTTTGTGGGTCAGGAATTTCTTCTTCAGATAAACCCCAGTCAAGCAATAAATCGCCGGGGATAGTATCCCACAATTGTATTGCTGCAACTACATCTGAACTAGCTTCATCCATATCAACGCTTGTAATATCTTCATACTCTTGGTGCTCCTGATCAAGCCAGCTCATTCCTCCAGCACCAAAGTCTATCAAAATAGATCGAACAGACGCTTCGTCATATCCTTCTACACCAAGCATATTTTCTACATCTTCTCGTGTAAGATGATGCACTTCGATTACGGGCATGTTTTGTATATCATCGCCCCAAGGACACCAGTAAAATTTAAATGGGTCAACTCGTTCCCATTCATCCCTAATAACTTCTACAACAGTTAACTTACCATCAACATATTTCATAGTCTTTCGTTTTCGTGGAGTTGGCCCTTTCATAATTGCATACGGAAAGGTCGCTATATCGTTGGTAAATTCAAACAACGCCTTGGTGTACCCACCTTCTGTCATTTGATCTTCCATCTTTTTTTCCATGCGCTCAACACGTTTTTCTGCTTCAAACTTCATGGCTCGCATAGCCGTATCTTTCATACCGCTAGCTAGTTCTTTTAGCTCCTCTGGTGTTGGCGGTGTATTACCAGCTTGATAGTAGGCCATAAGATTTTGACGCATTATATTTTGCATTGTCGCAGTAACGTCGGGCGGTACTTCAGGTATCGGTGTAGCAGAGAGCGACCAAGGTTTATCATTACCTTGTCCTAAAAGTGTATCCCTAAGCCAAGCTGTCGCTGTACGACACTTTGTGCTTACGATACCCATAAAAATTTCTGAGCCCCCATGCTCTCGTATCTCAGCTAATTTATTTGGATCGTATTCCATGTTTCGCGCACGAAGACAATCTATTAGTCTATCTTCCAGCTCATCTCTAAAGTGTTCCCGCATCATTTCCCAACGATGTCGCGTATGAGATGCTAGACCTTGAACCATAGCTGTGTTTTGGTTCATATCAGACTGTCGTTGCGCTTCTTCTTCTATATCACTAGAACGCGCAACAGGTATTATAGATGGGCCAAGATTCATTCTTCTTCTTTAATGTCTGTTAATTCTGGTCGGCAATAAGCTGAGTATGGAC